TATGATAATCATTATATGAGTCCTGGATACAAGATTGTATTATCTGATAATTTTAACAATACTGACAATGGTGTAGTTACAAGAGTTACTTCTGAAAAAAGTTTCATTATTAAGGCTTCTATTAAAATAGAAGTTGGTAATACCTGGAAGTTTGAAAATCAAATTCTTAAACCATTATCTCCAAATTATAACTTTCTTGAAAAGTATATTGCGAATGTACAAGACACATATTCCAACTTTGATGGAGAAATTATTGTCGCATCGAATTCAATCCCAGTTTATGAGAACACACCAATTGACCCATATAACAAAACATTAGAATTCTCTGGTTCGGCTTCATCTGCTGGTACAGATATTATTGATTTTGGAACCAACCACGGTTTCTACACTGGCGATGCTATCTTTTATTCCGTAGGAAGAATTACAACTGATACAACTAATGAGTTTGATTCTTCAAGCTACACTACGATAAGTAAATTTGAAGGTTTGGATGAGGCTGTTTACTATGTAAGAAAATACAATGATACTTCAATAAAATTATCAAGAAGTAGAGCTAATTTATTTCAGGACAAATATGTAACTTTTTCTGGAACAGTAGTTGATAATAAATTCACTTATTATAATTTCTATCAGAAACCTCTTGAGCCACAAGGTATTTTCAGAGAGTTTACAAAAACAGTTGATGAAGGAGCTGGAAACTTCATAACTGCACCTGGTTACAATGGGATGTTCATCAATGGTGTTGAAATTCTCAACTACAAATCAGATGATTCAGTTTTCTATGGACCAATAAAAGGATTAACGGTAACAGGTGGTGGTTTCGGATATGATGTAATCAATCCTCCAGAGTTTGTCATTAGTGATTTGGTAGGTACTGGTGCAACTGGAACAGTCGCAGTTGAAGGTAATCTTGAAAGAATTGACATCATTGATGGTGGTTTTGATTTTAAGACCACACCAATAGTTAGTATCAGTGGTGGTAATCCTGACAAAGACGCTCAAGCTGTAGCAAACCTCATTGAAGATGTTTATGAAGTTAATATCAATACAGAAGTTAACGGAAATATCAATCTTACAACTGATGAAATTGGATTCAGCACATTCCACAAATTTAGACAAGATGAGGAAATAATTTATAACTCAAGGGGAATGAAAGGTGTCAGTGGCCTATCTACAAATTCTTCCTATTTTGTAAATGTTGTTGATAATTCAACCATAACACTTCATAACAATACGACTGATTCTCAAGTCGGTATCAATACTGTAGATCTTGTTAATTATGGACTTGGTATTCAGAGTATTAAGACTGTTGAGAAAAAAAATGTTGTAAGTAGTATTGTTGTTACTAGTCCTGGTTCCGGTTATAAGAATAAGAAAAGAAAGATTGTATCATCTGGTATTTCGACTGCTTCAAATAGTTTTGAAATCAAAAACCATGGATACAAAACTGGAGAAATTATTAGATATACTGCTGGATCAAGTTCAATATCTGGTATTGTAGAATTAAAGGAGTATTATGTAAGAAAGATTGATAATGATACGTTCTCATTAAGTGAGGTCGGTGTTGGTAATACCAATTTGAAATATTTCTTCAGTAGAGACATTGTTGTTAATATTGAGAGCGTTGGTGAGGGAACTTTCAACTATAAACCCATCATAGTTACTGTTGATGGTGTTACTGGTATAGACAGTCGTTCTGGTCAGAGTTTTCAGTGTCAAATTCAACCAGCATTTAGAGGATCTATTGATTCCATTGACCTGACAAATGAAGGTAATGGGTATGGTACATCGGACATTCTCAACTTTAATAGACAACCTGATTTTTCATTTGAGGGTGGCAATTTAGCTCAAGTTCAACCTGTTATTAATAATGGTAGACTAGTTGATGTGGTTATTACCAACACTGGTGGTGGTTACATTTCTCCACCGAACTTGATTATTAATGGTCCTGGAAAATTTACCAAATTAACTCCAATTATTAATGATGGAAAATTAACTGAGGTCAAAATAATTAATTCTGGTTTGAATCATATTGATGGTCAGACTACTATTACAGTTCAAAATCCAGGTACTAATGCCGTAATGGAATTTGATGTCAATGAGTGGAATATAAATCTTTTCTCTAGAAATTTTGAAAAAATTACTAATGATGATGGAATTGTTGAAGAAAGTATTAGTGGAGATAGCACTCAATATAGTCATATCTATGCACCTAGAAGTTTAAGAGAGAACACCTATGTTCTCCTCAATAGTGGTGAGAAATCCTATGGAATACAAGATTTAGAAAGAATCAACGGGTTGGAGGTCTCTAATACATCACACTCACCAATTCTTGGATGGGCTTATGATGGTTGTCCAATATATGGTCCATATGGTTATACAAATCCAGACGGTGGAATTATTAAACAAATAAAGTCTGGATATGAATTGTCTGTAGATACTACAAATAGACCACCACTTAGTATATTCCCTGAAGGTTTCTTTATTGAGGATTATAAATTCACTAATGTTGGTGATCTGGATGTTCACAATGGAAGGTTCTGTGTAACTCCCGATTATCCTGAGGGTGTATATGCTTATTTCTCTACATTCAACACTATTGTAGACGGTTCTGGACCTTTTAAAAACTACAAAAGACCATCATTCCCATATATCATTGGAAACTCTTTTTATGCTAAGAGAAATGAGTTTAACTATAGGAGTATATCTAATCAAGTAGATTATGATATTCAATCTGACAAGTGGTTCAGAAATACATCAACTTATAATACTAATAATACATTCAGTGGATATGATTATATCTTTGATTCAAATAAAATTAAGAAACAAACAATTAATATAACGGGATCCTCTCTTGGTTCTGTGAGTGAGATTGGAATTTTTACTGGTGGTCGTGATTATCAAGTTAATGATAGATTAGTATTTGAGTCTGAACAAGATGGAATAGAAACTAGTGCTCAAGCTAAAGTTTCTCGTGTTGAAGGTAAAGAAATTGACACGATAACTGTTGATTCTACTGATGTTACAAATATTGAATTCATTAAGATTTCTAATCAAAATGAATTTATTGGATTTGCCACTCAACCACACAATCTCAAGAATGGAGATCGTGTCAATGTTAATAACCTTTCTTTATATTATAAGAATTTTGACAGTAATTATCAAATTGGTGTCAGAACTGAAACTTTTGTAGTTACATTAGGTATTGGTTCTACATCTACCACTGGATTTACCACATATTTCTATGCTTCTGGACTTCTTGATTATCCATTCATAAGACCAAATGATATTCTCGGAATTGGAACTGAGAAAGTAAAAGTTTTGAATATTGATAGTGAAACAGAAAGAATTCGTGTCCTCAGAGCAGTAGAGGGTACAGTTGGAATTGCTCATACTAACAGATCCATTCTTCTTGAAAATCCTAGAAAGTTTACAATTAATGTAGGGTCAATTACCACTGAAAAGTATTTCAGAGTTAATGATGAGTTTTACTTTGATCCTTCAGAATCTGTTGGTGTTGGTACAACATCAGGTAATGGTGTTGGTACTATAGTAACATTTAGAAATCCAGGTGTTGGTGCATCTTCAATCTTTATCCCAACACAGGCAATTTATTATAAGAATCATGGTCTAAAATTTAATGAGAGAGTTGACTACTTCACTAATAACGGATCATCTCTTCAAGTTTGGAATGGTTTTACATCTAATGGTTATGTAAATCTAACTGAGTATGATACTTTATATGCTACTCCAATTGACAAAAATCTGATTGGCATTTCGTCTCATAAGGTTGGCCTTTCAACCATCACAGGTGAATATGTTGGAGTTGGAACTACAAGTGGTCTCCTCTACTTTAATAGTGTCGGAACTGGTGACTACCATAGTCTCAAAACATCTAGAAGTGATGTTCTCAGAGGAAGTGTCACCACTAATGTCGTAACTGTATCTACAGCTTCAACACATGGCCTTTTGGTAGATGATAATGTCAGGATAACTGTCAAACCAAATACTGAACAGGTTATCGATGTAAGATACAATGATTACAATAGAAGAATTGTATTCAATCCAATTGGATTTACTTCTGAGAATGTTAATATTCAATCAAATTCAATTACTATATCAAATCATAATTTTGTTGTTGGTGATAAAGTCATTCATACTTCGGATGATTCAACTGGTGGTCTAGTTGATAATAAGATGTATTATGTTGTCCCATTTGATAAGAATAAAATTAAACTTGTTTCTGAAAAGTTTGAAATCAATAGGGAAGAACCGAGTTTCATTGATCTCACTTCTGGGGGAGATGGTGGTACAATTTCAAAGATTAATCCTCTTGTTGTATCCAGAAAAAATAATAATCTTAAATTTGATTTGAGTGACTCATCACTTTCCTTCCTTTCAAATGGTATAAGTTATCCAGCATTCAAGATGAGTGTTTATCTTGATGAAAAATTCAATAAAGAATTTTCAACAACTGGAAAGAAAGAAGATAAGTTTTTTGAGGTTACTTCCTCTGGATCAGTTGGTATCACTTCGACTGCAAATCTTACAATCGAAGTTACTAATGATGTTCCTGATAGACTGTATTATAAATTTACCCCAGTTAATGAAGATTTCAACTTTGAATCAAAAACTGGTATTGTCATTGATGAAGGTTCTTTCTCACCATCTAATCAAATTAATATAGAATTAAGTAAACTTGATGGAGAATATAGAGTTACTGGAACTAGTTCTACCACATTCTCCTACCAATTGTTAAAAGAGCCAGAGGCGACAACCTATACAAAATCAAACTCTGTTTCTTCTTACATTACTGATTCAAATGCAGCATATGGTGGAATTGCTAAAGTTGATTTGACCTATCCTGGTGTCAACTATTCCAGAATACCCAAAATTAGTAATGTTATCAGTGGTATTGGTACTGATTCAATTCTTGAGCCAAAAAGTAATAAAATTGGTAAAATCCTCAGAAGTAGATTTGATTCTGACAACATTGGATTTGATTACCCAACCGATGAAACTCTAAGACCTGTAGCTAATCTTCCAGAAGTTCTGGAGATGAAATCACTTAATTCCTTCGAGTCAATTGGTATTAGTTCTTTTGGAAGAAATTATCTGATACCAGCAAAACTTGTTGTTATTGATGGTTATACTAATAAAATTCTCCCTGAAGTTGATCTTCGTTATAAGCTTGGTGATACTCAAGTGACAATCTTGAACAACACCACTGGAATGTATGATATTAAACCTACAATTATCCCAACACGAAACACCAATGGTGTGGGGATTTCCACAATGTCATATGATAACTCTACCAAAACTGTAAGATTATATCTGGATCAAACGTTTAGTACATCTAGAGAGTTTCCATTTGTTGTTGGTGAGAAAATCTTAGTTGAAAATGTCAACATTGGAACTGGTTCTATTGGAGTTGGTTACAATTCTGTAGACCATGATTATACTCTTTTTCCCGTAACTGCAATACTTCCACAAATTGGTGGTTCTGGAGCATATATTGAATATAGTTTGTCTAGTGTACTTGAGGTTGGTGAGACCCCAGGTACAGTTCAGGTAGGAAATGCAGGTAGGGCTATTCCTGAGACTCACTTCCCAATATTTGATATTTCTATGAAGACTAATGACTTTTTAATTGGGGAAACAGTCACTAGTGGAGTTTTTGATGAACTAACTGGTGTTGTTGAATATTGGAGAGGTGATTTTGAACAGATTAAAATAAAAACACCTAAGGAGTTCCCAGTAGGATCAGTCATTAAAGGTGGAAGTTCCAAAACTCAAGCTGTTGTTGTTAATAAACTCGATTTCAACGCTGAAATCACAACTGGTGTTGGAGCTACAGTTATTCGTGGTTGGCAGGATAATGTTGGATTTTTGAATGATAATCTTCAAGTTATTCCTAATAATGAATATTATCAAAAGTTCTCCTATTCACTTTCTAGTGGAGTTCCATATCAAGAATGGGAAGGACCAGTTAGTGATCTCAATCACACTTCTGGTTTTGCTAAATTTGCTGATTATCAATTGGTAAGTGAAGAAACTGATGAGGGTGACGCCATTGTCAGACCATCTGATTCTAATATTGAAATTATTGTTGATATTATCGGAGAGGGTGACTTAAATTGTGTTTATGACTTTGACTTTGTTTCTGAGGGAACTCAATTTGTTAATGGTAAAATGGTTTCTAATGAAATCTTCTTTGAGAATCAAATTCTCACTGATTATTTCCAATCAATTGGAAACAGAGTTCTTTCAATTGATGATATTAGTGTATACTTCAATAGTAATGAGAGAGCTGAACCTTTTGAAGATGTAGCGTCCTATGATCTTAACTTCGTCTTCAATAAAGTATTCACTTTCGTGAAAGATGATGTTTATACTGACGAAAGACAGTTTAGTATCGTAAATATACTTCAAGATAGCATAACTGGATATGTAAATGAATATGCTACTGTTGAAACATACCCAAGACTTGGTTTCTATGATTATTTGATAAGTGGCGATAAATGGGATTTAACATTTAACCCAGTTAAGTTTGAATTCAATTCATATGATGTATCAAGTGTATCTATCAGTCTTCTTGATGGTATCACCGGTATTGGATCTACACAAATAGGAGATATTGTTGATTTCACCAGTAGTCAAGTAACTATTCCTGGATCTGAGACAACAATTGCTTCTTTCCCAACAACAAATAGAGCAGCTAAAGTTTTAACCATGGTTGAGGCTCAGGCTGGTATCAACTCTGGTGAATATCACGCTGTTGAGATGAATGTTATTCATGATGGTACAAATGTATATAATGTAGAATATGGTGACGTTCACACCAGTCTTCTAACAAATTTTAGTGGTTCTCTTGGAACTTATCGTTCTTTTATTGATAGTGGTCTTGTAAAGATTAACTTCATTCCAGATAATGCTGTCACACATGAGGCTCAGACTTCATTGACTGTTTTCTCTGGTATTGGAACAACTGCTGGGAACTTTGAAATGGATGTTTCCACATTGAAATCTACTTACACTTCAATTGGATCATCTGGTTCACCAAGTGCTGTTGCTATTTCAACATATATTGACCCATTCAGTGCATCATATAATGTAGTTGTTGTCACTGACACAACAAACAATGACTATGAGATGTTTGAATGTGTTATTTGCAATTCATCAACAAATCAAAATATTACTGATTACGCAAATGTCATAACAGGTTCCTCCACTCTTGGTTCAGTTGGAGTTACTTCTGTTGGTTCAAATATTAATTTAACTTATACACCAATTGCAAGTGCTAATGTAGAAGTTAGAACTTTTGGTATTGACTTTAAGACTTTTGATGGTAATAGTAATACCAATCAAATCAATCATAGTAATGTATTTGTTTCTTCCAATAAAGGTACATATAGAGGAACAAAACTTGATCTTCTTACAAAATTTGGTCTCAAACACGATGGACTCGATATGTTTGAGAGAGATTTTGATGGAAGTGACTCAGATATTGTTAATGTCACTAATGGAACCATTTCGATTCCAAATCATTTCTTCGTAACTGGTGAAAAGATTCTTTATACACATGCTGGAACTGGAACAACAATGACTGTTGGTATTGCATCAACAACAGTTTCTGGTATTGGTTTAACTGATAAACTTCCCAATGAACTTTATGTTGTTAAAATCGATGATGCTAGATTGAAGTTTACTGACACATCAGAGAAAGCTAATAGATTAGTTCCAGAAACTTTTTCAATTAATTCTCTTGGTATTGGCAACTCTCATGTATTTACTGCTATCAATCAAAATGCGAAAGCTTTAGTAGCTATTGATAATAGAATTCAAGCTCCTGTTACTGGAACTGCGGTCACAACAAACTTAGATCAAAATATAGTATTTGATACAGTATTTGATGTAACCGGCATAACATCATTTGCATCTCAAGACATTATTAAAATTGGTGATGAATATATCATTCTCACCGATGTTGGTATTGCTGGTTCAACAAGATTTGGTTGTAGAAGAGCTCAACTTGGTTCTACTCTTGAAGAACACTCTAATGGTTCTCTGATTACTAAAATTTCTGGTAATTACAATATTGTTGGAAATACCATCAACTTCGCTTCGGCACCACATGGCAATAGACCATTAAGCACTACATCAGCTGCAGATCCTGATTCTAGAGATTGGACTGGTATTACAACTTCTTCTAGTTTCCAAGGTAGAACTTTCATGAGAAGATCTGCTATAAATTCTCCAAATGAAACATATTTAAACAATATTGTTTTTGATGATGTATCACATGATTTTAATGGAATCAACACTAGCTTCACTTTAAAATATGATGATAATAACACTGTTGGTTATTCAACAGATAATGGTATCATTCTTATCAATAATATTTTCCAAGTTCCTAAAGGAGCTGTAGTTGGTGATGGAATTTACGATATTGAAGAATCCGCAGGTGTATCAACGGTAAGGTTCAGTGGTATTGGTATCAGCAATGGACATGATCCAAATGATAGTGATATTCCACTTGGTGGTCTAATAATTTCGGCTGGTACAGTTAGTGGATTTGGATATCAACCATTGGTATCCGCTGGAGGAACTGTCTCAGTTTCCGCCGCTGGTACAGTCACTGCCGTGAGTATTGCTAATAGTGGTTCTGGATATAGAGCTGGTATTCAAACAGTTGTTAATGTTGGTGTTCAGACTGATGGGGAACCAAGTCTCCACTTTATCGGAACTGCAGCAATCAGTGGTGGTAACATCGTTAGTGTTGCTATCACCAACCCAGGAACTGGTTACACTGGAACCAATCTACCAGAAGTATTTTTTGATGATCCACTTCCATACTTTAACATTCCTGTCCAATACAGTTCTTCTAGTGTCACTGGGGTTGGGAAAAGTGCAACAGTTAATATTGTTGTTGGTCAAGGATCTAGTGTTATTGACTTTGAGTTTAGATATGGTGGATATGCTTATGGTGAAGGTGAAATATTGACTGTTCCTATTGGAGGAACTACTGGAATACCAACTGATACTTCAGTATCATTTGAAGAATTTCAAATTAGTGTTGATAGAATATTTACTGATAGTTTTAGTGGTTGGTCTGTTGGTCAATTACAAGTTCTTGACAAGTTCGATGATTTGTTTAATGGATCTACAAAAGACTTTAGATTGAATTTGAATGGTGAAGCTATTTCTATCCAATCAAGTCCTGGTTCAAAAGTTGAAGTTGATCAAACTCTCATTATTATAATCAATGACATACTCCAAGAACCTGGTAAAGGTTATGTGTTTACTGGTGGTAGTACTGTAGAGTTTTCCGAACCTCCAAAGATTGGAGACACTTCCAAAGTTCTCTTCTACAAGGGTAATGGAGATGTTGATGTTGTCTTTACCAATGTTATTGAAACAGTAAAAGTCGGCGACAATCTCAATATTGATAATCTTCCACCTACTCAAGGCACCATCTTCGATGAAGATATCAGAACTGTAACTGGTATTAATACCCTTGATTCGGTTGAAACTAATGTTTATCAAGGACCTGGAATTACAAGTGACAGAAATGTCTTGAGACCTGTGACATGGTGTAAACAAACAGTTGACAAGTTTATTAATGGAAAGGTTGTTGGTAAAAATAGAATTAGCTATGAACCTCAAATATATCCAACTTCTTATCTGATTCAACCTGTTGGTCTTGGTTCTACAGAAGTTTATGTTGATAGTCTAAGACCTCTCTTTGATTCAAATAATGAATCTCAAGTTAGAGATTTCCAAGATTCTATCACAATTACATCACAAGATAATATTGTTGGAGCTTCTGGTACGGCTATCGTATCGATTGCTGGAACTATCTCCAGTATTTCAATCACTAACGATGGTCTTGGATATACTGTAGCACCCACAGTCACAATTGGATCTACACTTGGTGTTTCTACAATTGCGACAGCAACGGCTTCTATCTCATCTGGTAAAGTTACATCAGTCACCATTACCAATGGTGGTGTCGGATACACTGGTTCACAGGTTCCTGTGGTTCTGTTTGAACCACCAACAATTAAGAAAGAAGAAATTGGTGTATTGTCCTACGAGGGCGATTTCGGAACAATTGTTGGTTTTGGAACTACAACTATTGGAAGTAGTGATAATAGAGTAATTTTTGATCTCTTTATTGATCAGGGTTCATTCCTTAGAAACAATGGTTATGTTGGAACAGGAATTACTGTTAGTGGAATCTCAACAGGTGATTTCTTCACCACATTCAATACTGGTATTGGAAGTGGAACGATAGAATCAGTTACAAATGATCGTTCAAGAACTATTGGTATTACAACTACTTTTTCTGACAATGTTTGGATGGTTAGGGATCATCAAACAATCACTACTCAAGTAGTTGGTATTGGCACTACGGTAGTAAAACGAGTATTCTGTAATGTTTCTGGATTGAGTACTGTAACTTTCTCAGGAACTGATCTCTCATTTGATTCTACATTATTCACTTATGATTCACAATTGATTGAAGTATTTACTGGTGGTATTTCATCTTCATTCAATTTTGGTAAATTCAGTTGGGGAAGAATTGGTCTCAATGCCAGATCGATCCCCAAAGAGTTTAACTCTTACAACTTTGACGGATATGTTGGTATTTCAACAGCTGGAATTGTTCAAAGAACTAATCCACTGAAATTTGTTAACTATATTCAAATTTGATTCTAAATAACTAAACGGGAGAATCTGTAAGTGTAATGGCCAAACTAGGAATTAGCACGGGTACAAACCCGAATGACGGATCTGGTGACAGTTTGTTAGCGGGTGCTGTAAAAATCAACTCCAATTTCAATGAAGTCTATGCCGCCATCGGTAATGGATCCACAGTATCAACACCTGTTACCAGTATCACAGCTGGTGACAATATTATTGTTAGTGGTTCTACTGGATCCGTTACAATTACTGGTATTGGGACGGCAGATATCGATACCGATAGGATAAATGTTAGCGGTGTAGTAACCGCTAGTAGTTTCAGTGGATCTGGTGTCAATTTAACTAATCTTCCATCATCAGCATTGGTGGGAACTCTTCCTGCTGTTAGTGGGGCAAACTTAACAGGAATTGCAACTTTTATTGATGCAGGTGCAAACATTACCGTCACAACTGGTCCAACTGGTGTTACAACAATTGCATCTAGTTCTGGTTCGGCAACTACATCAAATGTGAGTTCCAATACCTTAGTTGTTTCTGGTGTTTCGACTTTCTCTGGAAGTGTAAGTTTTGCATCTAGTGTTACTTTTGGTGATAACGATAAGATTTATCTTGGTGATGATGATGACGTTGAAATTTATTGGGATTCATCATCTAGTAGGGGAATATTAGATTCCAGTGGTGGTTGGGACATGTATGGTCAACTCATATATTTGTATTACTATAATAATTCTGCTGACACTAATACTGAAAGACTTCAAGTTAACAGTAGGGGTATTACTATAACTGGGGATAGTAACATTATAACAGGAGGATTGAAGGTTACTGGTGTTTCTACATTTACAAATAATACTAACTTTGAAAGTAATGTTTATCTAGGTGATAATGGTATCCTCAATTTTGGTGCCAGTAATGACTTACAGCTTTATCATTCTAGTGCTGGAGACGTTGGTGCATTTGTTAAGAGTACGAATCAAGACCTCCATTTGGTGGGTCCTAACAATGGTGGTGTACGCATTATAACTTACAACAAAGATTCTGTTGTTGCGAATTACAGTGGTTCAGTAGATCTTTATTATGATGGTTCTAAGAAATTTTCAACCACTGGTGTTGGTGTGACGATTACTGGTAACGTATATGCTACTGGTGTTTCTACATTTTTAGGTAATGTTAAGGTAGATTCCTTCTCATTAAAAGACAGGGACTTTGATATTCTTGAATCTACATCAAATGGTGTTACCCTTCAACAAACAGGTGCCGGTAAGTTAATCTTACGCTCTGCTGGTGATGTAGAGATACA